GCAGGGTCAAGTAAATACCATCCATAAATTCTACGACGACGAAAATCTTCTGCAGAAGAAATAATTGCTGATTCGTCTGGGCCTAACTTGCCTGTTTTATAAAGTTCATAACCCTTTGCAAATTCATCGGGGAACATTTTTATAACACGCATACGATAGCCTACATCGGGGAATTTGTCGTCAAAGAAACTCATATTAAATTCAATGGCAGGTAATCCATTTACAGAATAACGAGTTCTGCAATATTCTGGAGGCAATTCTTGTATTTGAATACTAGAACTGCTATCTACCAAATAACCATAATAACATCCATATTTTACTACTTTGAGTGCAATTTCTCCGCATAGTTTTTTTACATATGAATGGTCTAAATAACTTAATATTTTTACGTATTCTTCAACTACTTTTTCAGGCTTTGCATTTTGTTTTACATTTTCTGGATAAATGTACCAGTCATATCTATAAAGAAATGCATAGTAATTACACACTGTTTGATAGATACCGCTAGCCGCATAAAAGAAATCAGAAATCGCACGAAGTTTTGGATAATCATGTTGCACAATTGCTTTCATAATTTCTGCTTTATTACAGAATGGAAGTCGTGCTGTACGTAATGTACCTAACTCTAAAATTGCATCTTCTAATTGCTTTACTCCAACTTTAATTTTACTATACTCGGATACTTTTTCATCATCAGCTAATGCTTCTGGAACCGCATAGTTAAAATTAAATAAATCAAAACCTTTATTGTGGATGGTTTCTTGTCGGCTACTTAATAAGTCAACAGTTTTATTAAGTTCGTCCAAAATTCCACCTCCTCAATATCCTGCTTTTTTCATTATATAGTCATAAGAAATAAGATTTTCTTCTGTGAATGGTATTTCTATTAATTTGAAATCATGCAATGCACAAAAACGTCTTTTCTTATTATCATTATATTGCTGTTGATATAAACCTTTTTTACCACCAAACTTTGCACTTGCTTCATAATGCTATTTTCCTTGATACTCAATGATAAAATCAATTTTACCATCATCATCAAATATAACAAAATCAAACCGTAAAGGTCGGCCATTATCACTTCTTAGTCCAGGAAAGATATATTCTTCTTCAAAAGGTAATCCAGCATCTTCTAATATTTCGTGAATTTTTATTTCTCCTTTAGAACTTAACATTTTCTTCTCTCCTTTATGTACTAAACATCATATCAACAACATTAAATTTTCTCTTTTTCTTTTTTGATTCTTCTTCTAGTTTAATATAATATAAACCATAAATCATAGCAGAAAACTTATCCTTCTTAATCCCTTTATTTGTCTATTTGAGAATAATATTTATACCTTCATTTTCTTCACGAAGATTCAACATTTCCTCCCTTAAAATAGAAGTTAGAGTAAATGGTTTTAAGTATTCTGCCCTTTTTTCTGGTGTCATTTTCTTTCCGGCAGTTGTTTCTAATAATTTTGCTTTAGCAATACGTTCGTCAATAAGTAATTTTATCTTACCACTATTAAGTTGAGTTTGAACATTAGCATATGCTTCACTATTGATTGGCGCGCTTGCTTTAATAAGATACATAGCATCTTCTTCAGTTTCTTTTGTATGAAACTTTTTATATTCTTCTGCCGCATCTTCTTGTGTACCACCATATACACCAAAGTCTGGATAACGTTCTCCTGTTTCTTCATCATTTTGAGGTTTTACCATAAAATCTATAAGCCCAATACCAAGACCATTAGCATCTATTATAAGACGACGAGCTTTATATTTATAATAAAGACTCTTTAATTTTTTAGCCTAATCTTCCATATGAGCATCGGCCATTGTATAAATATTAACTAATGATTTTATTGCTGGTCCCATTGACTATGGAGTAACTTTCCAAACGCAAATTACAGTATCGCATCCCTTACGACCTACATCAACAGACAGTATATAATAACTTGCTGTGGATGAACGGCCAGAATATTCATATTCAGGCTATTTAAGAATACGATGTTTATCAAATGTTTCTCCATTAAAGAAAGCATTTTCAGCAGTTCCACTCCATTTGCTTTCATATTCACGGTCAAATGATGCTTCATTATATGTTCCATCAGCCTTTAAATCTTGTAAGAATGTTCTATCAAGAAGTTTCATAAGAACTGGAATACGCCATGTTCCACCTAAAATAAAATATTTATCTGGTTTAGTAATCATACCAACTAATGTAAATATTAATTTATCATAAGCAAAAGTGCCTTTCCAGCCTGCTGTGGTTACATATATTTGACTTTTATTGAGTGTTTCTTCTGGCTGCATTGTTCCATCCATACATAAACGAGAAACATTCATAATAGGAATAAGAACTTCATTAAGAATCTTTCCATCAATACCAACACATTCTTCTAATAAACCACCATGACGACGTTTACCTCTACTTTTTTCAGTAGCAGATAAGTTATCAAAATATGAACCATT